CCCATTGGTTATTTTCCTTCACGTATAAGGTTTCGCGCTTGACGTCGCTACAATGGACCGGTCGTTTGTATAGGTCGGTTTTCTGGAGGTTGTCTATGAAGATGCTCGACATGCCTTCCACATAGCCAAGCCTACCGACATTTTCCAGTTCAGTTATGTTCAACTGGATAGAATTCACGAACTCTTTCACGTTCATCGCATCCTTACACTTTTCGTTGAGGAACATGTTCATGTTGAAGGTGTTGTTGTTGCTGTTGTTGGTATTGGTATTATTGAACGTATTATGGTCGCCGTTGGTTTTGTAATTATTTGATAGTAATGCGGGCGGTTGTGACGGTGGCTGTGGCTGTGAGTCATTTGTAATCTGTGGATGAGACGTCTTCATGAGTTCAATGATATGTGACTGAAATTTGCTGTTTGTAGCCATCATCTGTAACATCATCTTCATTTGGTTTTTCATTTCACGATTTTCTTATGTAAGCTCTTTGATTGTTTTTTGGCGTTCAAGTAAGACATCCCATTACTATTACCTAGTGGTGTTTTCTGTATAACGATATTTTGTGGTGTTTCGTCTATTATGAATTTCAGAGTCAGAGTAGTGAATATCATAGTTTATGTTGGTATCGGATTCGATGGTAGTATCATTTTTATTTTTACTACATACTGTTTTTGTTGTCATACACGTTTTTTATGCCGACATAGGCCAGAAGAATGAGAATATTGTTTATTACAATTTGGGCAGGAATTAATCAACTCGTTTTTGAAGCGAATATTTTCGCCGGTTTTGTCCTTGAAACATAAATTTACCATCCATCAGAATCCATGAATTTCAACATTTCATGGATTTTTACAATTTTGAAGCGAATACATCACATCGAAAGTCTAAAAATTCGCATTAAACTCAAAAACATCATCAGCCACCTTCTTCTCCGCCAGTGCGTATTCCCCAACCCTCCGCTCAAAAAAGTTCGTCTTTCCCGCCAAACTAATCATCTCCATGAAATCAAACGGATTCGTCGCATTATAAATTTTATCATACCCGAGTTGAAGTACAAGTCGGTCGGCAACAAACTCAATATACTGACACATGAGTTTCGCATTCATACCGATAAGACGACAAGGCAGAGCCTCCGAGATAAACTCCTTCTCGATTTCCACCGCATCACGCACAATCTCATACACACGATGACGCTGAATCTTCTTCACCATCTTCGTGTATAAAAGCACAGCAAACTCTGTATGAAGTGCCTCATCACGAGAGATGAGTTCGTTGCTGAATGTGAGTCCTGGCATAAGGCCGCGCTTCTTCAGCCAGTAAATCGAGCAAAATGCACCAGAGAAAAAAATCCCCTCGACACACGCAAATGCCACCAACCGTGTCTGGAACGTGCTGCGTTTATCACCAATCCATTTCAGGGCCCAATCCGCCTTCTTTTTAATACAGGGGAATGTAGTAATGGCGTTGAAGAGACGGTCCTTCTCCGTGGTGTCTTTGATGTATGTATCGATAAGGATACTATACATTTGCGAATGAATATTCTCCATCGCGATTTGGAAACCGTAGAAAGCACGGGCTTCTGCCAACTGAACCTCAGACATAAATCGCTGTGCCAGATTCTCCATAACAATACCGTCACTCGCCGCAAAAAATGCGAGAATCATCGAAATGAAATATCTCTCGTCGTTGTTCAATGATGTCCAGTGGAGAGTGTCCTTCGTAAGATCGACTTCTTCCGCACGCCAGAAACAATCAACCTGTTTCTTATACATATTCCATATTGCGGCATCTTTGATGGGAAAAAGCACAAACCGATTCTGGTCTTCTTCTAGTAATGGTTCGATGACTTGATGAGGTTTGGTGGTGGCGGCGGCCACAGGTGCAGCGGTGGCGGATTCAGCTGATGTCGGCAGAATTTCTTGAGTAGTGAGAGACATGTGACGATAAACAGGTGTGGCGTATGTATTTATAATACGGAATAAAGGTTTAATATTGTTTCCTAAAGGGCGTGGATATTATAGAAGGATAAAAAAGAAACAGTATAAATCGATGGTGTCATATATATTATATCAAATGCTAAACAAAGACGAACTACGTTCTCATGATTTTGATATCGCAGTTATCAATTTAGACAGACGACCTGACCGTTTATCGCATCTTTATAATAATGCTCCCATCATGTTCCGTCGTTGGCCGGCAATCGATGGTCAAAATCTCTCGAAACATTATTTTCAATTCTCCGATTTATTAGACACGATACGAAATCAGCAACGCGTCTTGGGTGAAGTCGGCTGTTCCTTGAGCCATTATTCGTTATGGAAAGACCATATTGAGAGACATAAACATAAACATCTTCTTATATTTGAGGATGACGTAATGTTTTCTGAGTCATCAAAGACGCAATATAAAATAATGACGGATGAGGTAGTATCTACGCAAGGTTTCGAGTTTGATTTGATATATGTTGGTGGACAATGGACACCTGATTATGATATTGATGGTGCAAATGTTCCCTATTTCAACTTTCAAAGAACGACGAGAGAATCTCTCGGAACATATTATCGCGAATCTCTCGTTCCAAATATATATAAGCGACGCAATCTCTCGCCAGCGGTAATTCAAGGACAACGTAATATCTGGTATTCGCCATTATTTCGCACCGCTGGTGCTTACGTTATTAGCCAACGCGGTGCGAAACGTTTATTAGAAGCAGTCGAAACAGACACAGCTCTATTCATGAAGACACCTCTCGATATGTGGTTGCTCGAAATGGATTTTAGAGGTTATATTGACGCATACGACCGTTTTCCGCATCCATTTTATCAGGCGGGGTTCGAAATGGTGCGAGAGCCGAGTCATGTAGCCAACGATATTCATCGCGGGGTATTTTCGAATCTTGAACTTCCGCCGTCGCTTATATAAGCGAACAGCTGCCGCTGCCTTATCTAGACGACCTTCATCGAAAACGTCGCCCAATCAAATCCCGCTTTCCACTTTACACGCCCATCCACCTCACTATATCCTTCCTTTTGAATGATATATTGTTCATTCGCAAGCCAACAATTATACTTTGGCTGAATATATTCAGTGTACATGTAATCAATATTTCGACGTTCCAAATCGGGCAAATCGGGAAATGTATCTACCAACGCGAGTATCGGTTCATACATATGCTGCTTTACGATGTAGGCATGATTACACCATATTGTGCCTTTCACCCATTTATGAGATTCGTCGATTCCATCGTATTTCGTCAATATGCCGCCAAGATATAAGATATCCCACTTTCCGTGAGATGGGAATGGAATGGCGGCGAGTTCGTGAATATTCTCTCGAATCAATACATCATCTTCTAGAATAAGAACCGACGAGAGATTTTTATCTTGAGCGTAACGTATCGCGTTGATATGCGACCTGAAACAACCTACTTTTGTATTTTCTGTATGAAGATGATTCAGTAGAACGGAATGCGGTAGCCCATATGATGTGAGGTGTTGGCTTACATAGCTTGTTCGTTCGGGGCGTTCATGAAGACATATCACAACCACTTCTTCCGCAAACGGGGGTTCTTTCAGGAATGATGCCATACCCGTATGTGATGAGCCGCCCATCTCCGGTGAAGATGGCGGTGTATGTATTGCTTGAGGTGTGAAAGCTGCACTCGATGAAACCGATGATAATGAACGCTCACTGGATGGCGGAGAACTGCTGGTATCGTCGATACGCTTGAAGTATTTCATTTCAGCGGCAGCGGCCGCGGCAGCAGAACCTGCATCAATAACTGAGAGATAGGGATTCGTCATTTCAATATACTTATTTACTTTCATGAGGTCGGCGATTCGACGAGCGACCCTATCTGAACTAACGCGAATACTAAAAAATCCAATTGTAAATACTTTATTCGAAATGGTCATCCCCACACCGACACAATCGTGTGCGTCTTCTTCGACGCTACTGCCGCCACCGCCACCGCCGCCGCCGCCGGTTTGCTCACATGGTTGGTTTTCTTCAAAGTATGTCGAGAGAATTTCGTATTCACTTCCTTCACTGTCAATCGAGCAATAATCAATCATATCTGGCACCGAATACTGGCAACACAAATCATAAAGTGTTATCGTATCGACCTTATACGATTTAAAACCCATGCGGGTCCATGATTGTCCTTCTTTATTGTTTTCAAGTGCACTTTTAAGTCCGCTACGCGGTGTATCGAGAGATTCATAGAAAATCGCACCACTACCACTGCCATTCGAAAGCGACGATGTTACATTTGACACCGCTGCGAAAACAGAATTCGAACGTCTTGCCTTAAGTGCTGATTCATAATGTTTAGCCGGTTCCACCGAGAGACCACGCCATTGCCGATATCTCTCGAAGAAGTAACTTCCAGAGTTTGTTTCACCATCCCCCGCACCAATATCGATAAAATACCCGCCATCCTTGCCCTTTACAATATATTTATCGTAAAACTGGTCGTTTCGAAGAGGGTGATAATACTCAGGATAGAGTGTGAGGTCGTCCGCAATGGCGGCCTGTTTAGGTCGATATACGTCAAGCTCCATCTTTTGCTGATTCAGAAACTCATTTTTACGCATAATATCCCCTAATATCGTCTCCCATAAATGCGTGCCGTAGGACTCAGGCGGAAAAACGTAAGGCACTATCTCCGACCGGATAAACGCTTCGGTGTCCTGCCAGTGAAGCGGCATAAACATCTTCCAGTCTAGCACACGAATTCGATACTTGTGCATGTAATGCGGGTGATTTTCAAGGAGCTGTTTATTCGAATCGCGGATATGATGTGCCCAAATTCCCAAACGCAACCCCGACTTGAATTCATTCAGCCATAACTTGATGAATTCGTTCTTGGGTTTCGCCGCCAAAAACGCATTGATGAGTGCACCACTCCCCCTACCGTTTGCCCCCTCGCGTTCTTCGCTGATATAAAACGAATGACCAGATGCGAATACTTCATGAAAGGGACGAACAATGAACATATCGATGTCCAGATACACGCCACCGTGCTCATATAATAACTCGAGACGTGCCACATCCGCCTTATACTGGAAATGCTTCAATTCGAACCCGTCGTAATACTGTGGAGCATCCATTTTATGAATACGCACGCGTTGATGTGTCTTTATATCCTGCCAGTAATGATTTTCGACGGGGGGTTCTCTCGTATTATAAATCCTGATTTCATATTCGGGCATATACTGTATCATCGAATGAATACACCTATGATGGAAATTATAGAATTCTGTCTCGCCGAAATAAAGCAGGTGGATGATTTTCGGGATTTCGGCACAGGGGTCAGCGGGATATAACATACCGAGATTCGCCACAGCCGCTTCTTTGATGAAATCGGGGAGTTCTGACTCGCTGTCATTCACACCGTTTGGTGCATTCGACGGAGAGGGTGATGGCGTATCTACGATTTCTTCGAACTGCTTTATTGCATCGCACGGGTTCAGCGTAAAATTGGAACTCGCACGGTAAAATCGGACGTAGTTGGTGTCGCGCTTATTGTAAGTTGGAAAATAGTCGAGATACATATCCGCGACAGCTACCAGTTTTTCATGGTCTTTATGATAATGATGCTGGTTATGGATTTCTTGGAGCATCTGGTTTCGGTCCATGTATTTCGAACTGTTTTGATAGTATTGATGGCGAATACGCCTGATAGCTGACCCATCCTGTTGTATGTCGGAATCTGAAGAAACACAATATCGCCCCCATGCCATACCACGCGACCGACATTCATTATTGATGATATTATCCTTTACCATAAGTTCATAATAATCATCGAACCCGTGTTCTTCGACGATACCGGTGCTTACCATTTGCGTCCAAGCTTTTGTGGGTTCGACTGTATAATGTGCATGACGTTCAGGACTTCGGCATATATCATCAATTGCGACGATGGTATGTGGTCCCGCCGCTAGTCGTTGCGAATTCAGAATATCTTTCAAAGGAATATCTCCCTGATGACCACCATCAACGAATATAAAATCGAACAATAGAGGCGGTGCCGTCAAAGGGTTCTTCATCCGATGCGCGACCTGTTCTTCGTATTTCGTCACTGTTGTCGTGCTGTCGCCTGTTACAAGAGTATGCCGCCCCGGAAACACCGAGTCGATATACCGCTTCGCGGCGAATACATACGCATACTCGCCGAGGTCAAAACTCACGACTTTGGTTTCGGGGGGCGTGATTGCGAGGAATAGGAGTGCGGAATGACCCGCATTAAAACCGATTTCCATTATTGATTTCGGTGATGACTGAGCCACGAGTTCGCGAAGCCGTGTTACCTGATGTGTGAGTTGAAAGGACCCGCCCTCCACGAGGTGGTAATCTGCGATAGCGTTTGTGAGACCTTGGAGAAGTTCGGGGTGTTCGGCAGCACGGGTTTTATTGATTTCATCTGGATATGACATTATACAATTTCAGAATATGAATAATTGTATAATACTTTATATGTTTATATGTATTTACTGGGATTATGGCGCGGGTGCTGGTGCGGGCTGGTCTGGAATCGGACGCCCTATAAACCCCTCTTTGTCGCAAATGTATTCCTTGATATAGTCATCGCTCGCCCCCCAGTTCGCATAGTCGGCTCCTTCTAAATTGAAATCTTTATTGTATGTGCTTTGTCCGGCATATATAACACATCTAAAGCTTGCGGCGGTATCCATCGTAATCGTAATCGGGAACACATGGACGTGTGCCCCCGTATCAGTTCTAAATGGTCGCATAGACATTATTAGTATATATATTTAGCATATATAAATTATGTGGCACTTACTTTATTGATTCGTAGCCAAGTAACAGTAACCGGAGCTGAATCTCCCTGTCCGTTGAATGTTATTGCGGTTGGTGCCCAGTTTGCGTTATTAGAGGTATTATACCAGACCGACGAGGCGAGATAAGTCCCACCGCTAGGCATACCTAAATTTGTTACCGTGGTATTATCGCTCCAATATAGTTGTTGTCTTCCCATGATATTAAGAGCGAATCTCGTTGATGATAAACCACGAACCCTATACCGATTAAGAACACTACGATTCGCATTTGATACGGCAGTTGTGCCTACTTGAATAAAATAAGCAGCACTGTTATTATTCATATAATACGGAACTTGTTGGTCGGTTCCAGTCTGGTATGTTGAGGGATTTGCTGGGTAGATCATATCACCGATGAATGTCCCACTACCACCACCATTCCAATAAAGATAAATCCATGCATTCACCTCTACATTTTGAATTTCTACTATCATTTCGTAGTCGTAATTTTGAAAGTCCATCGCTGGCAGGGTTTGAGAGGTTTGTCCCGTCCAAGACATACGTGATACAAATTGAACTGCGGATGTACTACCCGAACCGGCTGGGCCAGTTGGGCCTATTGAACCTACTGGACCCGTTGATCCCGCTGCTCCTGCCGGTCCAGCTGTGCCTGCTGTCCCTACTGAACCGGTTGGGCCTGTAGGTCCTACTGAACCCGCAGCCCCCGCCGTCCCTGCCACACCCGTAGGTCCCGCCACACCCGCAGGTCCCGCCACACCCGCCGTGCCTGCTGCACCCGTAGGCCCTGTCGATCCCGCCACACCCGCCACACCCGCCGTCCCTGCCACACCAGTCGGGCCTGTCGCACCCGCCACACCAGCCGAACCCGCCGCGCCGACTGAACCAGTAGGACCTATAATATTAGAAATAAAAGGAACAATCAAACTATATGACTGTAATGGTGTAAATTTTGCCGTTGCATATGCTATCACTCTTGCCTGATTTGCTAATGTTGAAGTTAAGTCCGTGTAATCACTTCTTAACAATGGAACCGTATTTCTAGCAGAATAAATCAACGTAGTAAAGTCGATTGTTCCAGTTGTTGCCACATCAAGACCAATTAAACCCTTTGAGCCCGTCGCCGTTCCTCCTAATATCTCTATATTATCGATTACATATATTTGTTTAACACCGGTTAGCATCGGACTAACAAAGAATATAATAAAACCGCTGCTACACGTTACTGTATTTCGTGAAACATAAAATGAAATATTACTACCAGTCAAAGCAATATCAACCATTATCAAACGTTGTACTGTTGCTACGGTCGATTGATTATTTGTAACAACCAATTTACAATTCGTAAATGGACTTGTTTGATTATTTATATTGATACATTGTGTGCTTGAACCACCGTTGCCTTGAAAAATATTATTATTTATAATGATTACATCGGTTCCTCCTGTTATAACAATATATCGATGGCTATCTGCTGTTCCGACATAACTAAATGTGTTATTTGATATTTGAATATTTGCGTTATTTGTTGATATAGCGAATTCATTTGTCTGAAACGAGCAACCATCGACAAAATTATTCAAACCGGATGAATTACTAAAAGCAATTATATTTGCGTTACCATCTGTGCTTGAATTATTAATTGTCATCGTAGTAAAGCATACATTACTAGCTGTAACCGTGAATATATTACTGATAGTGCTATATGTTACACTAGAACCGGCGTTCCCTTTAATCATTACGGATTTGTCTATCGTTTTTGTGCTTGTAAATGTGACAGCTGCGTTGAATAATAAAATGTCGCCATTATTCGCTAATGCGTAGTTGTTTGTCCAATCCGTTTCATTATTAATTGTATATGTTGTTCCAGAATAAAGTGGAAGTGTCTTAGCTTGCGGAAAACCACCATCTGAGTTGCCGTATAAATTATAACTTGCGTCGATATATGTGTTATTAATTTGTTGATTTACTGGAACAATACCATAAATAAAACTTGAACCGGTTGCTCCTGCTGGTCCTGTCGCACCCGCCGCTCCGGCAACACCCTGTGCACCTACGGGGCCTGTTGCACCAGTAGGCCCATTCCCAATGCCTGAAAATATTACATCCCCTAACCCCGAACCATTTACTTGATATACATTCAAATCCACTGGTATCATGGCAATAACCCCATCACCGTTCCCTACTGTAAGACGGTATGGAATATCGCCTATCTTTAAATAATTGAGGGTTGTATTTGCATTATCTACATCTTGAACCACAGTTCCGTTGCTACGGATGGTTCGCACATTACTTCCGCCGCTTGTTATTGTAATATTTTGGTTCGTGGCGACAAATATACAGACAAGTTGGCTTATAGTTGGGGTTATCAAGGTGGAATACCCTTCACCTTGACTATTCGGTATCTTTACCGTGACAGTTTGAATTTGCCTTATGGTATCAACTGTTATGGCAGGCTGTATGATTCGAAACTCCGCAGGCGTAAGTGATGTCAGGTTATTCACTGCCGCAATCGTTTGGTTGGCGGCACGTAATAATAGATGCCCCTTTTGAACATTACTAAATACCAACGTGCTAATATTTGCGCCGGTTATGAGGGTGTTTTTGAATATCGCATTTGTAATCGTCGCATTCGTGAAATTGACATTCGTCGCGTTTGTATTCGTGAAGTTGGCACCGGTCAGATTCAAACCCGAAAGGTTTTGTCCGGTTATATCCTGATTTGAATAATCGGTCATCTTCTCTTATATGTAAATTCATACTATAAGTTTATACTATTCTTCCGCAGGAACAATTGACATTCGCCCGTAGCGAACGATTTTTTCACAGGGTGAAAAAATTGACATTCCATTTAGGAACGGTTTTTTCACAGGGTGAAAAAATTGACATTCCATTTAGGAACGGTTTTTTCACAGGGTGAAAAAATTGACATTCCATTTAGGAACGGTTTTTTCACAGGGTGAAAAAATTGAAATGTT